CTCTTGTTCCCCCAGTTTGCTGCACCGACTTTACGACACTTGACGAGAGCACCAGATGCATATGCACTTGGCCAAACGCTGTAACGTGCCTTAACTTTTTTGTAGCAAGCATCCTTTTCGCCTGCTGCTTCATCGAACTGCTCTTCAGTCATCAGTTCGCCTTCATACTCAAAGTCTTCTCCCATGCCAACATTAGTGACACGCTCTTTCTTTTTCTTATCTACTTTAGCAAGATAACTATCGAGTTGCTTCTGTTTAATCTTACGAATCAACGCTGTACGCTTGCTAAGTTCTGCAGGTTTCTTACCTTGAGTGGCACGGATTGCTTTGATAGCAACATCGCCCATACCCTCTTGGACTTCAA